CGGCTGGTGAAATAACTGTGCCACTTGGCAAAGTCAGAGCGTTGAAAGCTGAGTTAGAAACAGAGCTTGCACAAGCGCCTGCAACTTTGAAAAGCATTTTAGGCCCAGCAATTCAACAAATTGATACGGTGCTTGCAGATGCTCAACAAGCTGGCGGTACTTTACCTCTGCAAACTTTGCGAGCCATTAGAACCAACATTGGAAAAACCATTGGCAGGCCAACGCCAGGTAGCATCAAAGTATATAAAGCTGGCGATGAGCGATTGCCCAGCATTTATGCAGCCTTATCAGATGATATTGCAGCCGCCGTGTCTGCTGCTAGTCCACAAGCCAAGCGGTTGTTGGACAAGGCTGATAGATACACCAAATTCAACGCAGGCGAAAATCTACCGCTTATTGAGAGCATACAAAAAAAGAATTTGGACAGTCAGGTTTTTGATTTCGCGTTGTTCGGGCAACAAAAAGGCGGTCAACGCATCAGACAAGTGTTTGCTAATTTAAAGCGCGATGAGCGCGATGCTGTAAGCGCAAGCGTACTTTCACAGTTGGGGTACAGGGGCAACGCCTCAGAGGGCGCAGAGTGGTCAGCAAACACATTTTTAACGAATTGGCAGCGTATGGATAAAAACGCCAAGCGGGTTCTATTCGGCTCACCTCGTTTTAAAGAGGCTGCAAAAGAATTAGACAGCCTAGCAAGGCTTGCTAAGGTTTCAGCAGAACGCTCTGCTTTGGACAATAGATCGCGCACAGGTAATGTAGTTGCAGGATTATCACAACTTGGCCCTTTGGCTGCATCTGGTGGTTTGTTTCTTTTTGGGTTTCCAGAGGCAGGACAAACGGCCTTAGCAGCGTCTGTGCCTACAATTTTAGCACCACGTTATGCGGCCAAATTGATGACCAGCCCTAAGTTTTTGCGCTGGCTCAAAACATCAGCACAAGCAGCAAACGCTGGTATTAATCCACTATCTATTCAGTTGGGCAGATTATCTGCTCTACCTGGTAAGGATCCTGAACTTGCAGAGGCTGTAAACGCATTTGCGCTAAATCTGCAAGCAAACTTGATGGGCCAACAATGACCCAGAAAAAGCTAGAGCCATCAAGTGATTTTGAAAAGTATGACCTTGATGCAGATGGTGTTGTGTCTGATGAAGAAATAACACGAGCTAAAGAAATAAGAGAAACAGAGGACAAAAGCCGCAAGCACTTAGCGCAGTTGCGTTTAGCGCGTTTCTCTCTGATAGGAATCGGTGTCTACACGCTGTTGCTGTTTATGCCCTTTATCCCCGACAGCCGCATAGAACTGCTTAAAGAGGTCAGCCCGTTGCTATACATAAGCCTGTCGGGCGTTGTCGGCGCATATATGGGCTTCACAAGCTGGATGGACAGAAAGTGAAAGAGTTTGTTCTGGTGATCTCAATGTGGGGCCACACAGGCATTGAATGGGTTTTTATAGGCAATCAATCAGTTTTAAAACAAACCTTCAGCCAGACGCAGTGTGAGCAGTTAGCAAACGCACAAAGCTGGAACCATCACAACAATAACAAACACTATAAAATTTTATTTCAATGCTACCCCGCTTTGGTCAACAAAAAGGATGAAAGCTTATGATTGGCATACTCACAAGCATCTTGGGCAACGCCAAGGTGATTGAAAAAGGCATGGACTTAATTGACCAGGTGCATACCTCAGATGAGGAAATGGAGCGCGTAAAAGCGCAGGCAAAAATAGACACAATGACTGCCTACCAACCATTTAAGGTGGCCCAGCGTTATTTGGCCCTGATGTTTACTGCAACCTTTCTATCATCATTTTTTTTAGTTCTCGTAATGACCCTTATGGGCCAGACAAACATACCGGAAGTCAAACAGGTCATTGATGACTTTTATCTAGGTGAAGCGATGTTGACCATTCTGGCGTTTTATTTTGGCGGCGGGATGATTGAAGGCGTGGTTGGCAAAGTGAAGGGAAAAAAGTAATGCCATTTACTAAATATTCATCAAAACAAAAAAGATTGGCTGCGGCAGCAAAACCGCGAAACAAAATCACTGGTGCTGATTTTAAGGCGTTGAAAAAGAAAACAAAGAAAAAAAGAAAAGCATGAAGCTATCACCAAATTTTACGCTGGATGAGCTTGTAAAAAGCCACACAGCGGCACGGCGTGGCATACCCAACTTGCCAAACACCAACGAAATTGAAGCGTTGGAAAAGCTGTGTAAATACATTTTACAGCCTGTCAGGGACGTACACGGCCCGTTTATGGTTTCATCTGGGTTTCGCAGTCCTGAGTTATGTGCCGCCATTGGCTCCAAGCCAACGTCACAGCATTGTTGCACAGATGGCAAACACGCAGCCGCTGACTTTGAGGTGCCAATGGTAGACAACTATGACCTGGCTGTGTGGATAGAACAAAATCTGCCTTTTGATCAGTTGATTCTTGAGTGTTACGAGGGGGGCAATTCTGGCTGGGTTCATTGCTCATATGCAGACCAAGGCCGTAAAGAAACGCTGACCTACAGCAAGGCTAAAGGCTACCGCCAGGGGTTGTTGAAGGATGGCTAGAGCAAAACCAGCCAAGGGTAAGGCAAAGGTGAAGATTACAGCCAGTGGTAAGAAGGTGAGCTACGGGCAGG